TGTGAATTTGCTGGTACGATACCAATTGTTGTTGTGTTTGTAGCACCAATAATATCAATTACTGCTGATTGTGCCATAAGGGTAAAACCTGCGTTTGCGCTTGCACCCTCTCTTACTGTTCCCGCTTTTATTGGGCCAGAAAATGTAGTTGTTCCCATGTCTATCTCCTTTTTGTAAATAGTCCCCGAAGGGTCATAGGGTTAATAAAATTATATTTTGACATAAAAAAAGGGCGCAGTCAAAGACATACGCCCTTTTAAATTAATTATTGGTTAATGCTTATGCAGCACCTGGAGAACCAAATACACATCTAGGATCTGAGAAACCAAATGAGTATCTCTCTCTAGCTTTGTATCTTACGTTACCAGTATCAAAGTCACCTTCCATTGAAGTTCTAATAGGACTTCTTTGGAATAACTTGAAACCATTAGGGATGTCAGTCTTAATAAAGAATGCATCTGAATCTACTAAGTAGTGATTTACAGTGTATCCCTCAGGAATCATACCCATGTTTCTTAGGGCATTGATATCATTGTCTGCTGTGCCAACTCTGTTTGCTGAAGCCATAAGTCTATCAGCTACGAATTGTAACTCAGAAGGAATGATAAGCTTTCTTCCTTGTGTAGATATTAGTAAACCTCTTTCATCAGTAAATGCAGCGATGTCAATTAAAGACTGCTCTAATGAGGTTTCATTTAAGTCTGCAGCAGTTGCTAGCTCATTTGCTAATACTCCTGCTACAAGTGGGTGATCAGTAGCACAAAGCTCTTTACCGTCACCACCAGCAAAGTTAGCATCAAACGCATTGTTTAATACGTTTGCAGCTTTAACCTGCTTGGTGTTTGCCATGGAACGAGCAAGTGATTTTGTGTATCTTGCTGAGATTCTGTCATAAAGATTATCTTCGACAGCTTCCTCAGTAATTGCAAAACCAAGTGCAATTGTTTCATGTGTGTAACGAGCTGTGAATGTTTCTGTTGCGTTATCATAAATGATAGATCCGCCTTCAGATTTCACTCTTGCGTTACCAAAACCTGATAACATTACTTCTTCTTCGAATGCTCGGTCAGAAGTTTCTGTCTCATAGATCTCGGTGTGCTCAGCATCATAACGTCCGTACTCCAGGCCAAATAGTGCATTTAAACCCGGCTCCAACTCTTTGACAAGTTGACTTCTAGATATAGCCATAGTTTAACCTCCTATATACCTGTTGTGTCTGTTAGTGAGTGTAGGTTGATCTTAACTTGGATTGCTGCATTTGCAGCTGTGTAATCGTTGTTATCAGGATCAGTTGAAAGTCCTACTACTCTAAAATTAGCGCCCGCATTTGTAGTGAAGGTACTGCCATCAACAACAACGTTTGAAATACCATCAATGGTAGATCCTGCAGTATATGTTGCGATGTTACAGTTAGTTCCTACTTGTGCAATTCCGCCGTTCGTATCATCGACTTTGACTTCAAATACTACATTTGGGTCATCGATGACATTTGCCACGATATCGGCTGCTGCAATGCTGCCTGGGTAATGATTAGAAAAGGTGGGCTTACCAGTTGTTGGGTCTGTGTAAAAGCAACCATTAAAAATACCTAAGATTTCAGCACCAGCAGTTGAACCAATATCGATGCTCCCGTTAGCCACTAGGATAACAGGATCGCCTTGATAGATCGCGGATGCCTCGTTATTGCCGATAGTGTACTCAGTTTGGCCTTGACCATTGTAAGCACCACCCAGCATTTTAACGGGACGAAATCCGTAAAATCCAGCTTGATTTGCCATAGTTCATCTCCTTTATTAGTATGTGACTTAGTTGTTCTTTTTAGAACCACCAAAAGTCACTTTGCTCTGCCTATCTGCATTGATAGGCATACTTGGATGTTCTTCTCGCAGTGGATCCGTTTCCCAAGCTTCGGTCTGTTGATCGACCTTTTGCTTAAAATAAGCATTACGCTCGTTTACTGTCTCCACTGGCATTCTTGCCAATAGCAAGTCACCCACACTGATGACACCCTCATAAGCTTTGATAGACCCGTTGTAAGCAGAGTAAAGTCCTTGGGTATTTGTGTCAGCTCTCACTAACTCCCAACCCTCTCTGAGTCTGGCATTGATATTTTTAGTATCATCTGCCCCATTTACACGATGTCGAAGCCATCTTTGCTTATATCCATCAGGACATGGTGGTGCGTCTAATTGAGACGGTGGCTTCCAAGGTTTTCTTCTTTCCTCAGTTGCCCTTGTTTGTGCACTTCTTGGTGTTTTTATATCTGTCATGTGTACCTCCTAAACGTACTTAGCATACTCACTTAGAGGAACTCCAAGCTTGTTTGCTATTTTTACCTGACTAGGTGTCAACCTAACAGATTTGCGCCCTGTGGTTGCAGACCTTGTTGCAGAAGCGACTGGCTGGGCGATCTTAGCGCTTCTAGTTGTCTGATCCGAGCCTTCAAAAGACTCAGGAAACTTGTTTTTAACTCTATTAGTTAACTCATTATAGTAATCATCTGATTCCGTGTCAAATCCTTCTGCTACTAAACCTCTGTGTATTCTTTGAGCATAATCAGTCATATCTTGATCTGATCTAAACCAAGTATTTTTTTCAGCCCATGCCAAAGCTTTTTCAGAGGGTTGGCTTCTTTGATTAGTGGGTTGTGGATTGACTTGCTGTTCTTTTTCCAACTCTTTTTGGAAAGTTTCATACTCTTGCTCCTTTTTTGCTTTTGTTACTCTAATACGTTCTGACTCTAAATCTAATTTAGTTAAAGCTTGTCTTGCCTCTTCTTCTTTAGAATAATCACCAGCTTCTCTTGCAGCAATAAGAGTTTGTCTTGCAAGATCCGCTGCCATTTTATTTCTAACTTCGCTTTCTGACATGTAACCTTTATCTATGTCATAAGCTTTGCTCTTTGCGTCAGATAATTCTTTTTGAACATTCTGAGCAAATACTAAAGCAGCTTCTCTTTCTCTTTCAGCTTCTCTAACCTTAAATGTAAGTTTATCTATTCTTTTTTTTACTTTGTCTGAATACTGATCCATCTCTTCAGACTGATCATCTTGTGTTTCAACTTTTGGTTGTAGTGGATCTTTTTCTTCTGTTTTTACTTCTTCATATTTTTCAGGTGCCACTGCGCCGTGTGACTTATCTTCTAGCTCGATTTCTGCTCCATCACCTGATACATCAAGATCTACGAGTTTTTCATCTTTTGCAGTTTTAAGTTCTGTTTGCATGGTTAACCTCCCATGTTATATAATTGTTAATATATCTTCAGGTGTTTCAACTGTTCCAAGTATTTCATCGTCGTTGAGCAACCTAACTTCTCCTCCTTCAATTTTAAGTCTTGATCCTGCGTATCTGCCAAACACAACCCAATCGCCTTGTTTACACCAAGGACCACCAGGAAACTTTTCTTTATCTTTATATGCATCGTCACCTGTATCTAATACAAGAGCTACCGACGCGGTAAGTTGAGAATCTTCAAGTGTTTTATCAGTGAGAATAACACCGCCTTTTGATTTTTTGTTTGGCTTAAAAGGTAATACCAATATTCTCCAGCCGACTGGTTTAGGTAATTTTTCTAATTCGGTACGGCCTGCCTGTACACCCTCATTAGGGTTGTTATACTTTTTCATAACGTGTTCAGGCACAGTAAGTGTTTTAGTCATCAATTTTCTCCTCATCGTCCAGCAGGCGAGAAAGCTCCTGTTGGCATATGTCAAGCATATGTATCTTTCCTTGAATATACTTATATTCTTCGTAAGTTTCAACCCCTTGTGTCAAATGATCGTGAAGTTGCTCTCGATTAATCTTAAGTTGTTTTTGAAATTCGTAAATTACTCTTGTGCTCATACTAAGCAGTTAGTTCCAGGTACTCGTTTCTCGAAATGTGTATGATTACCCGATTTGCTAGCATACCATGTTTGTTCCATGCTTTGATTGACACCATAAGACGGAGCTTTGACTATGGGTAAAGATTTTTTTACAGCTTCGCTTACAGACTCTAGTGTAAAATCGTCACCTAGCATTACACCATCGTGTTTCATCTTTGGCCACCATTTTTGTATGTCTGATAGGACAGGCTCATATTCATGTGCACCGTCAACCATCATGTAATCAATAGACTCATCTTCAAACTTAGCTAATATAGCAGGGTCATCCGATCTTCCTTGTACTGGTATTACCATTTCTCTACCAATAAAAAATTTTAAATTTTCTCTGTATATATGATAAAAATCTTCAGGTAGTTTTAATGTTGAATGTTCTGATGAACCTTTAAATGTGTCAATAGAATATATTTTTACTTGTTCTTTATTAGCATTCATTAATGAGGTTGCTAAGTAATGAGTAGATCTACCTAAGAAAGATCCGATCTCTACAATGACTCCATCTTCAGATACATTATCAACAATTACATCGTAAGACTCTGAATAATTAAACCATCCAGGTATATTGAAATAAGTTTGTTTCATAGTTAAGTTCCTTTTTTGATTGTCTTAACTATTTGTATCTTATTGGAATTTATTTGCAACCCTTGTGGTGCAGGTCCTCTTTTTGGAGGTATTGTTTTAGTTAGTCTCTTTGGTTTCTTCATGTTCACACCCCACACAACCACATTCTATACATGATTGATCACAGTGGCATAAACAATCGCATTTTGTACATTGTTCCATCATTGACTCACATTTCAAACAAAGAGTATCGCAACCTTCACACATTATTTCTTTTTAGTTATTAAACCCATCGCACCTTTTGCCCCCTTGATGCCAAAGCTGGCACTGCAGGCGATATATAAGAGATGCTTATAATAATCAGGGAGTGAATGTAAAGCTTCAAACCCCTCTTTGATGTGTGGTGTCCATCCGGGAATGAATACTGCCACCGCAGGAACCAACAGGCATATTAAAATTAGCTCGTCTTTCCAGCTCCCTTTCATTTGATCGACCGCACTGGCCTCCCACGAAATTTTGCCTGCAATCTGAGCTTCCTTAAGGCTCTTTTGTGCCTTTATTTCAGTTAATGCTAGGTCTGCTTTAGCTTTTTTTGTCTCTACAAAACCTTTTACTGCATTACCAACTAAATTTGACAGTGGGCCTACTAATAAATTAAGCATTTTTCTTTACTCCTTTAATTTTTCCTTTGTTTATGCTTGCATAAAACACTTTTGCACCTTCTTTTTTACCATAAGTCTTTTTCATGGCCTTTTTTATCTTTTTACCCTTCTTGTTTAGTGGCATTTTGCCTTTCCAAAGCTACTCGGGCTCTTAAATCTGCTAAGTCATAGTCTTTTTGCAATTTCATAGCGTCTAAATCTTGTTTATATTCAAATTGATTCTCTCTAAGACCTTGTGATTCACCTTGTTGTTGTGCTTTCAACTCTAAATCTTGTTGTCTTAACTGTAATTCTTGTTGTTTTAGTAAAACAAGAGGGTCAATGTTTTGATCAGACATTGCATCAGCCTCTTCTGCTAACATTGTTTCTGTAATTTTTAGAATTTGTTCATCAATGAGCATTTGTCTTTGTGATTGTAAAGCTTGTATCTCTTGTGGTGGTATTTGTTCACCAAATTTAGCACGTAATGCCTCTGCTTCTTGAACAAGAGCTCTGTCAACAACTTGCATTGCTAACATAGATACGTGTTGGTTAATGTGTGAAACTAAATTTACAACAGCCATTGGATTTGTTTTGACTAAAGCTGAGGACATAAAAGTTCTATGTGTTTTTATGTGTAAGTCATGTGACTGCTCTGGAAAAGCTTGTAAGGGTTGCCCCATTAAAACGACACTGTGTTCCTGTGCAGGATCTCTTGGCTGTGGTCCTTGTGGTATTGGTAATATTTGTTCAATGTCTTTAATTCCTAATGCTATGTACATTCTGCGATATGCTTCATACAGATTGTGCATTTGTGGGTTTGATTGTGCCAATTGCAATTGATTTTGAGCCAACGTAACTCGTTGAGACATAGAGAAAATGTTTGGATCTGAAACAGGTAAGATGTCTATGTTATCATCAAAATCCAACATCTTAATTTGTCTTGGACCACCTGCAACATTGTAAGGATACATGGGTGGTAAGACTTGTTTGAATATCTTTGCTAATAAATTAAATTCTTTTTTCTGTGCGTAGTGTAATCTTTTATGAACAGCAGACATAACTTTGGTGCCGCGTTCCATTAAGGCCATGGTTGTACCAACTGGAGTTTGTGAGCTACCTATCTCAGATAATTGCATATCAGCAACAGCAGCAAATTGTTTACCTGCGTCGACACAAAAACCTAAAAGACCAAATAATGTTTGATCAGGTCCTTTGTAAGGTAAAGGCATAAGTGCTTCTCTAATGACACCATTAGGAGCATCAACATCTCTAAACTCGCCGGGTTGTAATGGCTGATCATCATCACGTATTCTAAGTCCTCTTGATTTAAAACCTGCTGGTAAGTTTGATAGAGTTCCTGCGTCCAGTAATTGTCTCAGAGCGGTAGTTGCTGTTCTAGTCAATCCACCAATCATGTGAATTAATCCAAAACCATAAAATCCTAGACCTGGTAAAAACTTGTAATGAACGTAATATTCATTTTTCTTTCTAAGTGGATCCTCTTGATTATAGTTTCTATAGACAGATAAAATTTTATTTGAACCTCTATCTATTGTAACTATGTAAGGCAATCTAATTCCAGAGGGTTCATTGTCCTTAGGATTAATATCTTCGAATCCTTCTAGATCGATATCAATATGCATTTCTAAAAGTTCTGTCATATCATCAGAACTATAATCATTTGGTCTTTCACCATCGATTTGATTTTTCTTTTCTTGTATTTCAGATGCCTCGTAACCTTCGTATGAGTCAAGTTCGATGTCTCTATAGAAACCAGATATTTGTTTTTTTCTTAAATCATTAAAAGATAATTTTACAATTTGTGTTATACGATCACAGCTATCTAAATCAGATGCTCCATAAGGCACTATCACATCCTCTGCAGGAATAAATTTTGATGTTGCTCTGCCTAATACTTCGTCAAAATATATTTTTTTAAAAGCACTACCTGATAAAGGCAATTGAAACAGCAATTGATCCATCTCAGGATTATAGTCCTCCATGACATGAGTAATCTCATAGTTCATATAATCTTTGACACGTTCTGCTGCTTGTTGAAGCTTTTCATTGTTTGCTCCTACAACTTGTGTTCTTACTGGTCCATCACTTGGTAGTAATTCTACGTAGGCCATTGCTTGAAATTGTGTAACCGCTTGTGCTAACATAGGGTGATTAACACTTGATGCACCTCTAAATGGTCTTGTTCTTTCCTCGTATTTAAAACCTAAAAGATCTAATCCTTTAGTGTAACCTTGTTCCCATTCTTCTCTTGATGATTTATCATTTTCGTATTTTTCAACTAGTTCGTTTGATAATGATTGTAAAACACTCTCGTCTATAACTTCTGCTAAATTAGTTAAGAATGTTGTCTCTTGTGGTTGGTCCTGTTCGCCTATTACAGCGCCACCATCATCTACTATTTCTACATCAGGCTCTACGTCAGACTGTAATATATCTACTGTTGTGCCCACATCTTCAGCTTGTAAATCTTCTCCACCACCAGGTCCAACTGTTTTTGCATCTCTTGCTAAATAAGGGGTGTCTGCTGTACTATCGAATTTTTCTGCCATTAATAATCACCATATATGTCTGTGATTGAAACTAACCTATCATCACTCATAATTCCACCTTTCTTTTTCTTGTATAAAAACATCGGTTTACTTTTGTTACTTTCTGGCAAAGTTAAAACAAACATATCTACTGCGGAGGGGTTATACTCATCTATAATTATTGTTGCATTTTCTGCTTTGTCACCGTCGCCTAAGGGTACAAGTTCAAATCCATCATCCTCTTTTATCTTTACGTAATATTCCATAGTTTGACCTGGCGCGATTTCTCTTCTCAACACAACATTGTTAAGTCTGTCTCCTGCATAATCTAATGCAATTCTTTCTATCTCAGTGCCTAAAAAATCATCTACATCTTTCGAGTCTAACCCACCTTGTGGTTCAACATCTTTTAATAATTGAAACTCACCATCTACACCTTTATTAGAAATTTTTATACCTTTAGTAGCTTTTGAATTATCTACAATTTGTTCAATATTTATTTCGCCACCATATTTTTTTGCTATATCTTTTAATCTTTGAACACCAACCTTGTCATAAAGGTTTTGAAACTTTTTCATTGAGTCAGCATCACTTTTACCCCATCTAGCATTAGCTCCAATATCTGCAGGCATGATAGCTACTTTATTTATGTCTCTAGATTCTGCATCTTTGATTACACTTTTTAAAATTGCATCAACGTAGTCTGCTTGATTGTTAAGCGGTGTCGGTGGAAATGTTTGCACTTGTTTCATTTGTGTATAGCTACTTTCTCCATCTATATACCTCAGCAATCTTTCTCTATCAGATATGTCTGGTACCTCAACGCCCCGAGATAACATTTCATAATTAGAGCTTCTATTTAAATCAAGGAGTTGATCTAAAACCTGTTTTTGTTGTTCTTCTAAAGTATTTATTTGCATTAAAAATTCTGGGTTCTCACGTCTTACTCCTTGCATAGATAAGGCATTAATATTTTTTTGTAGATCTTGTAATTGTTTATTGTAACCAGGAATTAATTCTGCTGCAGCAATGTTTGGATATGGTTTTATTAATTTGCTTTCTTGTAATTTTAAAAGAGATGGTAATTTTTTTTGTGCCTCTGATAAAATGTTTTGGTTTCTTTCTATATCATATTGATTATCTGCCTGTAATAGTCGTTGTTCAGCATTTTGAGCTGCTATAGTAAGTCTTTTTATTTCTGCATCAAGACGTTCTTGTTCATTTCTTACTTTAGTTAAGTAGTCTGTTTGCATTTCTTGAATCACAGCCACATTATCACCGCCTGAGTTTTTGTAAGTTGCAACTCTACCAAACGCTAAAACATTTTTCTCTCCAAAGTGTCCGCTTGATACAAACTCATCACCTTGTTTTTGACCAGGCAACGTGCCTGCCTCTATTATTACTTCTCTATAATCTGTGCCGCTTTCATCGATACGTGCATTACCTGCATTACGGTGTCTAGGTCTACCTGTGTATGAATCATAATCAGGTAAGCCTGTCTCATCTCCTTTAACTTTAATTTTAAGATTAGAGATAGGGTTCTCTTCAAAAATCTCTACTAATTTTTGTTTGGATATTCTTTGATTAGGAAAATACTTTTCATAGTCTGCAAGATATTGAAAGAATCCTGAATCTAGTAGTTCTTTACTCGGCGCTGCATTACCACCCTGTAGTTCATTTATCCAATCTTGTGGTCTAGCTGCATTAGTCTGTGAGTTTTGAATTTTTTCCAATGTAAATGATGTGAGAGGGAAGTCACTTTTATCTAATACTCTAGCTGCATCAGGTGTATCTACAACTTTCTTTGGTGTATATACTCCGAACGCTTCACCTAAGCCCTTAAATATTTTTGGTAAGTTTACGGCTGTTAAGTTACCTGAGTCTACTGCTTGTTTAAATGCACTGTCGCCTTCTATCGCTGGGTCAGGTGTAAACTGTTGTTGATTCATATTCTCTGTAAAGTTTTGACCGCCTATAGCCATCTTAACTCCGCCACGTTTTAAACCTTTTATATAGCCTGCCTCGTTTTTAAAAACATCAACAGGTATATTGTTTTCAACTGCATAATCTAATTGATCCTTCATGGATTTTTTAAATAGTGCGACTCTTACATTATTAGGTATAGCTTTCATATCGGCTACACCGAATAGTTCTGTAACTTTCTTACCACCTTTACCTTCACGCACAGGCACAATTGTTCTAATAGCTCTATTTTTGTAAATATTGTCTATAGCTTTATCTATTGCAGTCAAAAACTCTAATTGTGTTTTACCCTCAAAACTAGCTAAATCTATATTGGCACCTTTTTGATTTAACAAACCAACTAAATCTTCAGAAACAAAATCTAATCTATCTTTTGGAATTATGTATTCTCCTGATTTATTTTTATTTTTGGTGGTTAAAGAGAAAGGCATGTTAGACGCTTTGTTTCGTAAAGTCGTATTGACCCTTA